ATTAATGTTTATTAAATTTTCGTGTCATCTAATAGGTTTTTTTCATCAAGCATATCAGATTTTTCATTTAAAATCGTCTTTTTTGATGAAATTCCGTTTATATATTCCCTTGCTAATTTTTTAGCGTTGGTATTTAAAACCCTATCTTCTCTTTTTCTCTCCTTATGATTTTCTTTATCTCCCAATGGGTCTCTCCCATATGGATGTTTATCTTTACCATAAGTATTACCTTCTCTAGGTCTACCAACTCCCCTGTTTAATTCGATTTCGGTTTTTAATTTACTGATTTCTTCTTCCACATTTTGTTGCTGTGGTGGGTTTGCTGGGTCCTGTCCTTGTTGTTCGATTGATGTATGTCTAAATCTATCTTTTAAATCCAAAACTACTTTAGCTCTTTCAATGTCTATTTCATCTTCAGATAATCCAAATACATTGTGATACGCCCAATCAGAAGATAACATATTAAGTGCTTTAACATCAGATGCCAATCTTACTTTTTCAGACCAAAGATTTACTTTTTCTTGCTCATATATAGTAGATGCATTAGTTAGGGTTAATTCAAAGTTAGTCATTTCAGAATCTTCAATACCCTGCGCTGCCAAATGTACAACTGCAATTTTAGCTAATTCACTAACAACGGTACGTTGAATTCTTTCGATTGTTCTAGCGAAACGAACATCTTCTGCAGCTAATGTAGCTTTACCATTAACGTTCTCATCGTATGATAAGTAAGCTTTTGGTACTCTCAATGCTGCAAATAATTTATTTTTTAAGTAATCAATATCCTCAATAGCGGCGTATTCTAATCCATTTAAGTTTTCTATGGATGTACCACTATCACTACCACGCACAGGTAAGAAAAAATCTTCAGTAAGGTTTTGAATATTGTATTTTAAATTATAATCACCAGTATTTTTATCAACAAATGGAGTTTTTTTCATTTTATTGATAATCTTTTGCATATAGTTATCTACTTCTTGCGGTGGAATGTTACCAATATCAATTTTAAATATTCGTTTTTCAGGTGCTCTCATAATACGATGGATTAACATCGCATCTTCCATAAGAGATAATTGTTTCCAAATTCTTCTTGCACCTTCAATCATTCCCTTGCCATATGGAAGGAAGTTTGTATCTGATAACATTCTGAAGTGAGCCATCTCATACTGCTCATATTCTTTTTTACCAAAACGGTCTAATTCAACTTTATATTTTACATAATCAGGATTATTTGGGTCAGTACCCTCTAATCTTTCTACATTATATACCGAATGTGGCATTACATTAATGATACCTTTACCAGGCATAATTTCTAATGCTAAGAAAGCATCACCGTATTTTACTAAGTTTCTAATCCAAGGCCATAAATTAAATTCTATGTTCATTATATCATAGAATAAATTATGCAATAATTCTCTTACGTTTTCGTTTGTTGATTTTATTTGAAGTACATCTCCATATTCATTTTTAGTTGTGCTTTCATCGGAGTATATATCTAAAGCAGAAGATATAATCGGGTCACTATCCATAGCATCATAATCTCTAAAAAGTTCTCTACGAACTTGATGATATGCCATTGATTGAGCACCCTGATTGCTTTCGTAATATGACCTTTGTAATTTAGTATATCTATCTCTGAGATTTACAAAATTTGTATTTGATTGTCTATCTTCCACATCTACAACTCTACGTTTACCATCTCTATCAACGGTTACGATTGCGTTTGTTGAAAATAGTTTTTTCAGTCTACCAAAAAAACTCCTGTCATCTATTTCTTGTTCTGCCATAATTTATTTTACCATTTTCTACAAGACCAATATCTTGCTTTTGTTCTTGGACCAGGATTATCACAATTGTGTCTTGCTCTAAAGTTTGCTCTCCTACCAGGATTATCTTTTTTTATATTCATACCCTTTTGTCCAAAGTTTACTTTAATTATTTTTCCAGTTTTTGGGTTTTTAACGTAAACTTTAAACTTTTTAACATCACCTTGAGATGGTTTACCTAATTTTACTTCTCTACCTTGATACTCCGCTTCGAACACACAGCTACAATTTGCTTCATCTAAAGATTGTGAGTAAGATTTAAGATATGCAATAAAATCATCCATATCTTCTTGCTCAACATCCAATTCATCATAATCATCAATTGGATTATCCGCTGGCTGGTCTCCTTTAGAATATGCTTTATCTACATATTCATCTTCTTTAAGGATATTTTTAAGTTTAATCATAGTGGTCTCCTTTTATTTTGACATATATCATAAATATCGTAAAATGTCAAAACACTATAATTTATAACCATTGTGATAAATCTTCATAATCATCACCAATTTTCATTTTCCAAGGGTCATCGCCTCTATCAGTAGTTCCATATACACCGGCATGCTGCATATTTGATGAAATACCTCCTAATGTTCTTTTTGTTAAATCAATTCCTTCCTGTCTCAAACGAAGTGCGGTATCTCTGACCCATAATCCTATACACAATGCCATTGTTAAATCATCATTATAACTTTTCATAGCTTCCGCTCTACCATTTATGAATATAAAAGTAAACAATTCATCAATTAAACGATTTGAACGAATTGTTACAGCTTTTTCTCTAAAATACTCATCTAATTTAGATATAATTAACGGTCTAGTCTTAGAAGTTGTTGAAAATCCAGCTACCATTTGTCTTTCATCTGCACGATATTTATTTCTCATTTGATGCTCCACATCTACATATTTTAAATCCTTACTCATATAGAATAAGTTTTTGTATTGTCTATCTATACATTGTTGAATACACGCCCATCCAATGTTTGAGTTTTCCACTACAAGTAAAGCATCATTATATTCGGTAGAAAGATTTACTAAAAAGTTTCCAAAATCTTTTGTATCAATTTTACCTCTATATTCTGCAACCTGAGTTGCATTTAGTATATCAATTACATGACAGGCAGAATAGTCACTTCCATCACCCCTAGCTACGTCCGCTACAACCATATATGAACCATTTGCCGCAGGATATTCCCATCTCCAAAGATTTCCATCAAATCCAGTTTTTTCAATTGGGTCTTGACAATATGTTTCTTTGTAAAACATTAAAAGTTCTGGATCAATTACGGTATCTCCAGAAGATACAAAATCACAATCGCACTCTTGAGCAGCTTTTTTAGCTCCTAATAATTTTTGCTGTTCATCTCTCCAATTTTGGTCTCTTTCAGGATGAACTGTCCAATGTAGACGAATTGTACTAAATGGATTTGTACCATCTTCCGCTCCTAACCAAGTTTTATGAAACCAGTTACCAACACCATTGGGGGTGGATAACGCAACACAAGCACCACCCGTTGATAGGGTTGATTGAGCTGCCACCCAAATCTCATCAATATCATCAATGAAGGCGGCCTCATCGAATATAAGAAGTGATAGGGCTTCAGAACGTCCTGCATCAGGAGAAGAAGCAATAGCCTTAATTTGAGAACCATTATGTAAACGAAGTGATAGCTTGTTATCTTCTAAAGAACCACCCTTTAACCAAGAAGGAAGTAATTCATGCATTACTCTTACTTTAGTTACTAAGTTTTTTGCTACATCTTGTTTTGTTGCAATAACTAATACATTAAAATCGCCATTAAATAGCATTTTCCAAAGTGCAAAACCGGCGCAAAGAGTTGATATACCAGTCTGACGTGATTTAAGAACTATATTAAATCGATTAGAAGCAAATTCAATTAAAGTTTTTTCCTGAAATGGGAAAAGGTGAAAAGGTATCTTACCTCTCACCGGGTGTTGAATCATACAATACTTTTTCATAAAGTGTATCGGGTCTACCGCACACTTTTTGTATTCTTCTGCAATAATCTCTTTTAGAGATTTTTTTTGTGTGATTCCAGTACTCATATTAATCGTTAAGTGGTCTTACTAAATCGTAATTTTTATCTTTTAATAATTCCCAAGCTTCATTTCTTAATTTAGTGACCTCTTCTATTTCTTTCTCAAAATTGATAATATCCGTTAGAATTTCTGCTTTAAGTTCGTTTACATCTCTCTCCATACTCCACTTTTCAATTGTACCATCTTCATTTACAACTTCGTACTCTTGCTTAGCATCATTATAAGCCTGTTGGAATTGAGCTACTACATCTTTACCATGTGCAATCATATTTGATGTTGTTTTATACGTTTCATATGCGTTCCACAACCCATCATATTTTATCTGCGCTTCTCTTAAAGCAACGCAATTTAAACAATATCCTGTTTTAGATATTAGTTTTTTATCAGCTCTTGTTATTTTAATAGTTTTACAGGTATCGGATTTACATCGGTTTAGCGCATCTAAGTAAGCTCTGGTTTCAGCCATAATATCACCCAGTTCGGATGTTTGTACTTTACCTCCTGCGTGTTGTTCCCAAGATTTACCATCTTCATCAGTCCACTTATCTCCAACTTTTCTTTTTATTTCTTGTTTATCAGTACCCGCAAATGATACAAAAGCTCCTTTTTCATATTCACCACCGGTCAATACCATATCTACCAGCTTTTTGCGGGTAGGATGCATAAATTTTTTATTAAATTCCCTTGCCATATTAGTTTTGATATATTTGTATATATAAGTATATCAAAATTAAATAAAACGATTATCTTCCGTACTTAAAAATACCCAATATTTGATTTAATGGTGCAAATGCTCCGGTCAATTTATAGGTATTTCCTCCATAAACAAAAACGATACCTTCATTTGGAACAATTTTATCAAACCCACCTAAAGAATTTAAGCGGCTTAATTCTATTTTTAATTTATTTATTTGTTGTGGATTTCCAGATGCTTTTATTTGTTTAATAGCGTTTCCCAACTCGTTTCTCAATTGTTTTGTTGCATCTGATGGGTTTGCTGTTAACACAGATTCCATAAATTCCAATACATCCGCACCAACTCCTAAAAAAATTTGTTCAAACTTCATTATGTTTTCTTTCATAATCTTTTGTTGGTCTTGCTTATCAGTTTTATCTGCCCAAGCTCTTATTTTATCGTCTTGAATTTGATTTATACGCATCGATTTATCACCAAACGCCCATCTTTTAACCAATCCTATTTTTGAACCAATATCTAATTTTTTTGCATTCTTCTCTACATAATTTTCCCACCAAGCCTGATGATAATCGGCTACACCATCCGAATCCGATAATTTAAATTCATTTTGAAGTTTGTTAATCATAGAAATATACTTTCCTTGTAATTTAGAAAGATGTTCCGATTTTGGCAATGACTGCATTGGAGGTCCTTGTATAGTATATGTATCTTGCACATGCTTATTAACTTGCTTAATCATACCCGCTAATATAGATGCAGCTTGTTGGTTCTCCCCAATCACTTCACCTTCTTTATTATATTCAAAAGTTCCGTGAAATACTAATAATGGATGTCCATATGGAATTACGTTTGCATTCTGTGGGTAGATTACTTCCAAATTCATAAAACATGCACCATCTTTGAATATCTTTTTACGCTGTGGTTCTGATAATCCTGCTATTGCTTTTGAAAGGTCATTCATAGCAAATGTATAAGCATCCGTTAATGCACCTCTACCAGCAAATTGATTTGCAACTTGTCCAATAGTCATAGCACCTTCCCCCTGATTCTTTGTGTGTGATTTATTTCTTGCAGCAACTAATCTACCATTTACCCAACTAATTGCCAATGCCTGTCCATCAGTTTTTTCTCTTGCCAATTCTAAGTCACCATTAAGTGCTTTAGTTACAATATTTTTAAGGTCACCAAATGTAAGATTCATTTGTATATCAAACGGATGGTTCATATGCCCATAAGCCCCACCTTCTAATAATAAACCTTCACTTAATGGAGTTTCAATCTTAGTTAGTTTACTATAATAGTTTGGGTCTTCGTATAAATGGTCTAATGCAATTTCTTTTGCAATTTCTACATCGGTTGTATGCTCTCTTTCTACCGCATATCCTTTTATAAATTCGTTCTTTAAAGTTTGTGGACTTATATTATGGTGCTTAGCTATATCAGATAAATTCATACCCTTTGCCAATCCACCTGGTATTTTATCTTCTTTTACTTTGGTATATTCTTCACTACCATCACCATCCAATTTTGATTTCATTTTTTTAACATCGTTTGGGTCTGGTGCACCATTGATATATCCACCTGATAAACTTAAACCAACACCAGCTCCACCACCAAGTCCCATCTCATCTAACAATGAATCAAAATCTTCAACTATTTCTTTAATATCTTCTTTTGAAATTATTGTATCTTTTTGATTATCAGGCAATTCCCAAAATCTTTTAGGTTTTTTTATTGCTTTTTTAGGTTTTACTTCTTTCCAATCTTCAACTTTATGTGGGTCATCGGCTGGGTTTAATGTACTTTTTTCTACATTGCTTATTTTGTAATATGATTTTCTAAATTGAGTTTCAGTATCTTTTGTTTTACCAACCCCTCTCATATTATCTGCTTTAGGTTTATCCAATTGAGTGTATCCACCTTGCTTATACCAATTTTCAGGCTTTTCTTTATTTAATATTCTCTTTTGTCTATCTGCTACAAATGATGTATCAGGTTCAGCAGTTCCGCTAAATCCAGCATTAGATGCTGCTTCTTTTAAATTTTCTTTTTTAGGAATTCGGAATGTTACTGCTTTCTTACCATTGATTGTTGGCATTCCCCATTCATCTTCACCTATTGATTTAACAACTACTTTTTTATTTTTGAATTTACCCATTAACAAAGTATCACCAACTTTTACGTTTAGTTTAATTTCTTCGTTAATACACTCTTTTAATTTTTTTAATTTAAGAGTAATTAATTTGAATATCTGCGCATCAAATTTTGGATAAGCTTTTATAAAGTTTTTCTTTCTTTCTTCTTCACTACCAGCACTTAACCAATATCGAACATCAGTACCACTAATTGGATTTGACTGAGCGGGTGAAGCATACACATATCCCTTATCTAAATACCCTTGGTCTACTTTACCTTTGTATGGTGTAAAATATTTACCACTTAATCGGTTTTGGTCTTTTTCACCAACTACAACTATTAAACCAGTTGTATCCGAATCATAATTGTTTAGTATTTCTTCAGGACGATATGGATTTTTAAGATTAATAATTTTAGATGATGGAATTCCAAACATCTGCGTCATTATTGCTTTTTTTTCCTTAAAATTAAATGGAGATTTTTTTGAATCGGTAACATTAGAAGTTCCGATATATACGCTA